TTATCCGGCGCTATAAGCGCGGTCAGCCTCTTTTGCATACTCTCTTGCTACTTCGTTTGATTCGCTGAGCAACTGGGTAAGCAATATGATGGTTTGGAACTTTGACGTGCTTGAGCTGACAGCACTGGAAAGTTTGCCGGTTTCACTATCTGCAAATTGCTGCCTGAGCTGTGCGAGCTGTTCCCGCAACCTGACAGCAGAACGCTGCGCATCAATAGCATCAGCCTTAAGCCGTTTGTTACCTTCGTCTGCATCTTTAACCGCCTGATTTGCTGCCTGTTGTCTGCGTTGCTCTTCTGCACGTTCGTCTTCCTGTCGCTGAACTATAGCTTCAGAATCCTCTTTATCACACGGCGTCCATTTCAACTGCCAAGATTTATCAGTATCACAGTAGCCTGCTGAGTAAGCCCCTAATAACGACAAAGCCACCAGCGCGGTAGGGTTAATTCGGCAGTAGATATGAAAAAGGCCCCTCATAGGGAGCATATGAAGATTCTTAAATGCTTACAACGAAAATTGCTGAGCCCACTCAGTTATCTGCTGCGGATAGATAAACCGAATGTTGAATGAGTGGAGAGGATTCTGAACTGCTTCTAAATACCCGACACAGGGATAGCTTTTGGGTCGATTATTGAACACATAATCAGCAATATCAGCTTCATCAGTAAGGTCATCATTTACAAAACATGTGGCTCTGCCCCATAAATCATATTCAGCTTCGTTCAGTAGCAGCCCCATGAGTTTTCTTGGCGGTAAGTTAATACGAATATAGATTAGCTAAACTCGAGATAATGGTACTGAATACTGAAAAGATATAGGGAGGTGAACAAAAACACTAAGTGCAACGAACCATAGTGTTCCGCCCTATCCTCCCTGATGGTTTTGTTATGGCTTATGCCCGTACAAGAGCTCAGTATAATGCTCATCAACCTTGCCACTACGTTTACCATCTACACCAAAATAGCGATCTTTTCGGCATAGTCTCTCTGTACTATCACAAAAGACACCATTAGAAAAAGTGAAAGCAGAATGATCGAAATTACCTTGAGCTGTTAGCCGCTTCCCCTTCTTCTTGCCTAAGTACCGAGTAGTCAGTTCTGCAGATACACCTTTATCATTAGCACAAAAATACACATCACAAACAACCCCGTCGGTAGGAGAGCGTGGACTACTTTTCGTTGTATTAGCCATCACATTCGCAGAAAGAGCCCCTAATGATAGGGCGATAACAACCAGTAATTTATTGACCAAAATTCCCCTCCAGAGTAGTCGCTAGCCACATTTTCCTCACCAGATTCACTGGCTAATATTCAGTATATAGTAATGCTAAGGCCCCTAAAGCTACATTACAAAAATCCTATATCTGCCAGATATCATTCACTAACCTTGATACCTTGGAGATTACTTCGTTACTACTTTACGCAGTTCTAAATTCGGGAGTGAGCAGCATATTCGTAGTCCACTAGCCATCAGGAGCAGGCTATATCAGGACACAAAAATGCATCGCAAACGGCAAGATATGATAGGAAGATTGCGATAGTTCCTGCTGTGGGGGATCAATAATATTATGAAAGTGAATTCTGAAGGGGAAAAACAGGCACAAAAAAACCGCCTCTCGGCGGTCACGACACTGCTTTATTGCTTTGATTATTCTAGTTAATTTCCTTGGTACCCGGGACGAGACTTGAACTCGTACAGCCTTACAGCCGAGGGATTTTAAAAACTATCAATGAACCTTACAAATCATAACGTTATGACTTGTAAGGCGTTTAACTATGGTGATATGCGGTTATATCTGGTGATGGTTGGGATTATGCTGCCACTTTTAAAGCGCTAGATTTAACTGATCTCTCCCGTAGTGTGAGCTAGGAAAGGCATCGCGGGGGATAAAATCGGGCGGTAACGGTGCAGTGCCTGCACGTTTCGTTACCTCCCTTTCCACGCTGTTTAGCGTGGTGAATGACCGGCTACACTCCATATTTTGACACTGGTGATATTGCCGGATTGTCATATCGGTTATTTTACGGCTGGTACGGGTGCGGGCCATAGCGCCGCAGAATGGACATCTGAACATAATGATGGCTCCCCTGTGGGAGTTGAACTCCATTTCATTTTATTCAGTTTCCGCTATCCAGTCAGGTATTTTTGCTTCCAGTTCCAGTCTGGTGGTAAAACCGTTGTCGTCAATGACGTGCTCAGCACGCGCAATGATCCAGTCCTGATTGTCTATTTCATCCTTAAAACCGCTAACCGTAACATGCATTTCGGGGTAAAGCTCAGCGCGGCCACGCGCCAGAGTGATCGAAAACTCTGCCGCACCACGCTGAAGCTGTTGCCACTTTGCCGCCGCTGCACGCTTTGCCGCTTCCTCATTCTGATAGGTCTTGCGCAGGACATAAACGTTACCGTCTGCACCCTCCATGTAATCGCCCTCACGGCTGCTGCTCTTCTCTTTTTTGGACTTTGCAGGCTTACGGCGCTTAACACTGACCTTTTTCTTTTTACCAAAATTGAGATCCAGCCAGTAAGCCCTAACGCCGGTATACGCATCCCGATCGGCAATACGAAAACGGTGCCTATCGCCGCTCGTGCGGTCAATGCTGGCAGAGGGGAGCGTCCTCCCATCAGCGGCAACACCACCACCCGGCAAAATAAACAGCAGACTGCCGTTCTTGACGGTGGCTATTGCACCCAGCATTTCCGCCATGCGGGTTAGGAAAGACATATCGCTTTCCTGTGTCTGGTCGGCGTGATCAATCTCAATATCCATGAGCATTTCACTTATCTGCGCCTTCAGCCCGTAGCGGTGCGCAATGGCCGACACAACGCGCTCAACGGTCACGTCATGCCATGAGACTTCGCGCTTAACGTTGAACTCTTCACGAAAATCAGCGCTGCGGGCGGTAACGCCGATAGTATCTGCCGGGCCTTCGTGAGAAACCTCGTCAACCGTGTACAGCCCTTTGTAAATCAGCGGTTCACCCAACCAGCCCAATGATACGGCAAGCTCAGCCCCGCGCGGCGGCAGTGCAACCATACCATCACTGTCATCAATGGATATGGACAGCTGATCGGCATCAAACCCCCTGTTGTCCGTCAGTGACAACGACATGATCCGTTCGTCAAGCTGCGTCAGCACCTTACCGCCCATCGTGATACTGAATCCCGGACTTTTTATCGCCTCAGTCAGTGAATCGTTATAACTGCTGACGGCGTCGTTAAGTGATTTTGTCAGGTCTGTAAGTGTCATATTCCCCCCTTGTTCCGGCGAAGGATCCCACGCGCGCGGGAGAGACCAAATCGGTTTTTGTTGTCGCCGTCTTGCCAGACCCACAATAGCGTGAATGGCGGTCAAACATGGGGGATTATCACTGCGAACTCAATAACGTAATGGTGGAAACTATGGCGGAATCTCGCTTTCATGGTGCCCGCATCCGAGAGAATACCGACCTTGTGGCGGCTATCAATGACATTGAATCCAGTGTCATTGGCGTTGTCGCCGTGGCGGATGATGCCGATGCGGAAGCCTTTCCCCTGAATACCCCCGTGTTAGTAACACGGGTTAACAACGTGCTGGGTAAGGCGGGTAAAACCGGCTCCCTGTACAAAACGCTTAAAGCCATCGCTGACCAGACCAGCCCGAAGGTGATAGTTGTACGCGTGGCAGCAGCTACGGAAGAGGAAGGCGGTAAAACGCAATCGCAACTCATCATGGGCGGCACGGCAGAAGACGGCAGCTATACCGGCATGTACGCATTTCTGACGGCTGAACAGAAGGTCGGCTATCGTCCGCGTATTCTGGCGGCACCAGGCTACGACACAGAGGAAGTGACCTCCGCGCTGTGCGTCATTGCACAGAACCTGCGCGCGTTTGTTTATGCCAGTTGCTACGGCTGCAAAACGATGGCGGAGGCTACCGCATATCGTGCAACCTTCGCCTACCGCGAACTCATGCTTATCTGGCCTGATTTTATCGCCTATAACCCGCTGACCGGTGAGAACGAAACCTTCCCTGCCCCAGCCTATGCCTGCGGGCTGCGTGCGTTGATTGACAACAATCAGGGCTGGCATAAATCGCTTTCCAACGTGTCAGTCAAGAACGTGCTGGGTATTTCCCAAGATGTATTCTGGTCGCTTCAGGCCGAAGACAGTGACGCGAACGAACTGAACAATAAGGAGATCACAACGCTCATCAAGCGTAATGGTTTCCGGTTCTGGGGAAACCGCGTCACGGATACCAAAGATTACATCTTTGAAGTTTATACCCGTACCGCTCAGATTCTGGCTGACAGCATCGCGGAAGCGCAGTTTGAAGCCATTGATGAACCACTTACCCCAGCTAACGTCAAGGACGTGGTCAGCGGTATCAGCGGAAAACTCAGCTCACTAGTGACGCAGGGACGGCTCATCGGCGCTGAATGCTGGTTTGATATCGTGGATAACCCGACAACGGGTCTTCGTCAGGGTCAGGTGCGCATTCGCTATAAATATACGCCGGTTCCGCCTATGGAAGATCTGACGATGTACCAGACCTTCACCGATGAATACTTTGAATCGGCGTTCTCTTCGCTGGGAGGTGCATAAATGGCAGTTCCTCACAAACTGCGTCTGTTCACCTGCTTTGTGAACGGCAGCAATTGCATTGGCAAAGTCTCTTCCGTGACGCTGCCAAAACTGACTCGTAAGACTGAAGATTTTCAGGGCGGCGGAATGATTGGTTCCGCTGCGGTAGATCTCGGTCTGGACAGTGGCGCACTGGATACCACGATGGTGGTTGGCGGTCTTGTACAGTCACTTTTGCTTAACTACTGCGGCGATATCGACGAAACCCGCTTCCGCTTCGCCGGTGAATATTACACCGATGGTGAAAGCTTGTTGGTTGAAGTCGAACTGCGTGGCCGTATCACCGAAATGGACGGCGGCGAAAGTAAGCAAGGAGAAGACACCTCCGTCAGTTACACGATGAAGAATACCTATTACAAGCTCACCATCGACGACAAGCCGATGTTTGAGTTTGATCTGCTGAACTTCATCTACAAGAAAGACGGCAAGAATATCTATCCTGACCGCATCACGTCTGCGCTGGGAATGGGTAACTAATTAACCTGATGAGTGGCGGCACATCCGTGCCGCCCGGAGTATTCAACAATGAGCAAGAAAAACGACAACGCCATTACGTTGGCAAAACCTGTTGTTCGCGGCGATGAGAAAATTACTCAGGTAACGATCACGGATGCGATCAAACAGGCTGGCTCACTGCGCGGGCTGAAGCTGGTTAACGTGATGAACATGGATGTGGACTCTGTGGCTGTACTGCTGACTCGCGTCACGTCACCGCAGCTCAAACAGACCGAAATCAACGAAATGGATACCCGCGATTTTGTCAGCCTGTCAGAAGCGCTCGTCCCTTTTTTGACGCCTGCGGGGTCTGGAGCATCGAACGAGGCGGAGACGGAGAATCAGTAACACTCCTGCGGTTCGACCTGATCGACGATCTGGTCGCTGATATCGCGGTTGTTTTCAACTGGCCGCCCTCTGAAGTCTTCACGATGGAACTGGGCGAAGTCATAGCCTGG